ACGCGGTACCGTTACTGGCTCGCTCGCCGTGTCATCGGCTACAGCTAATGGCACGACGCTAACCTTTAGCGGTGCGACAGGTGGAACCACCTTTGCTGCGGGCGACTGGATTGAAATTGGCACCTCGCTTTACAAGATAGTGCAGGTCAACTCGTCGTCATCCGTGGACGTGTTTCCAGTCCTGCGCTCGTCCTACGCTGGCGGCACTTCAATTATTTACAGCCCAGCCGTATCACCTTTTCGAGCGGCAAGAGGCGTGTTCCGCCTTGCCGAGCCTTCGACGCAATGGAGCATCGACACGGCCAAGTTTTACGGCGTGTCGTTTAATGTGCTGGAGGACGTCGCGCAATGAGCATCACCACCGCAGGCCGCTCGCTGTCGGCCAACATGGTTACCGAGGTTAGCGCGTCGCAGCTCTCGCCGATCATTCTCGCGTCGCTTAGTTTTACGCAGCCAGTCAATCTCTGGAGCGGTTACGGCACGATCACCTACGCTGGCACCGGCTACCTTGGAATCGGCACGCTCGGAACGATCTCGCCAGTCGAGGAAACGACCGACCTTGCCGCGCGTGGTATCACGATGCAGCTCTCAGGCGTGCCGACTGCCATGATTGCAGTCGCTCTCTCCGAGAACTATCAAGGCAAGGCGTGCTCAGTAATGTTTGGCGCGCTCGATTCCAGCGGCGCGCTTGTCTCTACGCCGATCACGATCTTCTCCGGTCGCATGGATGTCATGAGCATTAACGACGACGGCCAGAACGCGACGATTGGCATGACTGCCGAAAATAAGCTCGTGGATTTTCGGCGTCCGCGCGAAGTCCGCTACACAGATGAGGAGCAAAAGAACCTCTATTCTGGCGATAAAGGTCTCGAATTTGTTAATTCTATCCAAGAAAAGGAGATTTACTGGGGCAATGCTAAGTTCTCGGCTCCAGTCGATGATAGCGGTGGTGGTAACTACGGCCCGACAACTTACGATTAACCATGCCGACACGTTGCGCCAACTGGCCCGAAGCTCTAGCGAGTTACATCGACCTGAAGCGCGATGAGGCTTTTGCGTGGGGCGTGAACGATTGCTGCTTGTTTGGCGCAAACTGGATTCAGCTTTGCACCGGACTCGACCCAGCAGCAACTCTGCGCGGCACCTACGACAGCGCGCTTTCGGGCGTCCGTGTACTTGAAAACCACGGAGGGCTGATCGGAACCATTGAGACGCACTTCAATCCTCTAGGATTTAAAGCAATCGGCCAAGGATTCGCTGGGCGCGGCGACATTGCGGTGCGCGATTGTGGCAACGGTGACACGATGGGTATCGTGCTGGGATCAAACGCAGCCTTCGTCGGCAAGGACGGACTTGAATTTGCTAACTTAAACGACGGCGCGGAAACGCGCTTCTGGAAAATCTAACCATGCCAGTCTTCGCTAATCCTTTCGTTTGGGTCGCGCTCATGAACGCTTTTAACAGCGTTGCAATCGCCACGGCGATCACGACCGTGCTGAACTTTGTTGCCATTACAGCGGCATCAATGGCGGCGTCTAAGCTCCTCGCGCCAAAGGCTCCGAGCTACACCGACGCTTCGCTCTCTCAACGCTCGCAGATGGTGCGTTCGCCTATCTCGGCGCGTAACGTGATTTATGGTCGCTGCCGGACATCTGGCACCGTGGTTTACATGTCCACGACTGGAAACAGTAACGAGTATTTGCACATCGTGGTTGCTCTGGCCGGCCACGAAATCCAAGAAATCGAGGAGGTTTATTTTAACGACGATCTCGTGCCGCTCGTCAGCAATACGCCAACCGGATTTTATAACGGCGTCGCGCGCGTGAATAAGCATCTTGGCGAGTCCTATCAGACGGCGGACACCGATCTAATTAACGACACGGCCAGCCTGACAGACGGCAAGTGGACAACTGCACACACGCTTTACGGCATCGCCTACCTCTACGTTCGCCTAACTTGGGACACCGAGAAGTTTCCTAGCGGTATTCCGAACATTTCGGCGGTCATCAAGGGCAAGAAGGTGCTCGATACGCGCACGAGTACGACGGCTTACTCGGCTAATCCTGCGCTTTGCTTGCGCGACTATCTCACCGACTCGGCTGTTGGCATGGGCATGGACGCGACCGAGATCGACGTCAGCGCGATCAATGCGGCTGCTACTATTTGCGACGAGGACGTCGAGGTAAAACCAATCACGATTCCAGCAACCTACGAAAACCGCTACGAGTGCAACGGCGTCATTGCGACGAGCGCATCGCCTGACGAGAACATCGGCAAACTCTTGTCCGCAATGGGCGGACTTATTGCATACTCTGGTGGCAAGATAGTGCCTTACGCTGGCGGCTATCGCATACCCACCGTGACTCTTACCGAGAAGAACTTCGTTGGCCCGCTCAACATCCAGACACGCACGAGCGCGCGCGACCGCGTAAACTCGGTCAAGGGCGTGTACGTTAGCGAGTCGAACAACTGGCAGGTCTCAGACTTTCCAACAATCTCGTCGGCAACCTACGTTACGAACGACAACAACACGCGCTATTATCGCGACGTCGTTCTGCCGTTTACAGTCTCGTCATCCTGCGCTCAACGCTTGGCCGTGATCGAGCTACGCCGCGCACGCGAGGAGATCACGTTCACCGCACGATTCCGCCTTGAAGCAATGCAGGTTCGCGCGGGCGATACGGTGATGATCACCAATGACAAGCTCGGTTGGTCGTCGAAGGTTTTCGAAGTGATGGAGTGGCACTTTGCTACGGACGGCAATCCGCCGCAGCTTTACATCGACATGACGCTGCGCGAGACGGATGCAGAGGTTTACAGCTGGGACGTGGACGAACAAATCTATGTCGCCGACTCGCCCAACACGACCTTGCCGAATCCGTTCGTGCTAGGCGCACCATCTGGACTAACGCTTACGGCGGACGGCAGCACGCAATTTGTTCAAGCCGACGGCACAATTATTCCGCGCATACAAGTCAAGTGGACTGCGCCTCCGAGTGAGTTTATCCAGAGCGGTGGCGCAGTCGTGATCGAATACAAGCCGAGCACGAGCACGACATATTTGACTTGGAGCCGAGTTGAAGGCGACCAGACCGAGGATTATATCAGCTCCGACGTTAGGATCGGCACGAACTATAACGTGCGAATCTTCGGCGAATCGTATTTTAAGATTACCACAACCTACGTCACTAGCTCGGTCACGGTTGCAAAAGACACATTTGCGCCTACGACTCCAACCGGACTATCCGCCGCAATCGGCACAGGCAGGTTGGTCTCTCTCGATTGGAACGACAACACCGAGCCAGACTTTTCGGAGTATGGCATTTATCGAAACACGACAGCGGTCACTCCAGCCAACGATAGCACGAACAAGATCGCCGAGGTGCGCGCGTCGAGATTCGTGGACACGGATGTAACAATCGGCACGACTTATTATTACTGGCTCAATGCCTACGACACGGTTGAGAATGTCAGCGGCTTTACCAGCTACGTCCAAGCCACGCCGTCGGTCATCACTGCTGGCCCGATTGATCCGAGCGCGCCAAGCACACCGAACGCGCCGACGCTAATCAGCACAACGGTCTATGTATCGACGGACGGTGGTTCATTCGCGCGCGTCTCGCTCACGGCTCCACCGCTTCCAACCGGAGCTGTTGCGCTCGATGTTCTCTACCGTCGAACAGGCGCAAGCGATTTCATTATCGGAAATCAAATTGCATCCTCGATTTCTTATGCGGTCTCGATTGATGATCTGACTGTCGGCGAGTCGTATCAATTCGCAGCGCGAGGCATTTCGTTTTCGGGTGCGCTCTCGGCGGTGTCGAGCGTGTTAAGTCAGACCGCGCCGACCAACTCGACGGCACCGGCTACGCCGAGCGGTTCAAGTCTGTCTAAGATCGGCGTGACGCCTAAGCTCATCGAGAGCACGCGCGAATACTATTTCGGCACGCGCGCATCTTGGACTCCGAACACCGAGACGGATTTTGACCACTACGAAATCAAAGCCGTATCTACAAACAATAGTAGCGACACGTCATACACTTGGTTCGGAGAAGCTGGCGGATCAAACTCGTTGGTCTCAACCAAGGCCAACACGATGTGTTTATATGCGGCGACTCCTTCAACCGGATTCACTTTCTTGCGCGCAGTCAATCGCAGCGGCGTAGCGTCGGCTTGGGTTTATGTCGGCTTGGCCGCTGACAACGCTTTTCTTGGAGCTGGTACCATCAGCGCGCAGAATAAAAACGACGTTAGTGTCGAGGGCATTAAAACCGGAGCGATCTCTGCATCGAGCGTGCGCCAAGTTCAAGCCGTGTTTCAGGCATCGCACGTCGTTGCGCTCTCCGGTGGTTCGCCAACCGAGACGTTCTCGGTGGACATTTCCAACCGTGGATTCTCGACGAAGCCCGACGTCGGTGTCGGCGGTTGCGTCAATGCTGACTTGCTCACGGCTTACGATTTCGACAACGGCTCAAATAGTTCCTCGACTGCTTACGTTCGCGCCTCGACGTTGGACGGAAGCAACATTGGTGCGGGCAATTACCGGTTCAATCTCGACTTCACCGAATACAACTAATCATGGCTCTCCAAAAAACAATCGCTCTGCCGTCCGGTATCTCTGGCAATTATATTCGCCTGACGTCGTACCGCTACGACCGTTCAACGCTGGAGGCGTCGGCGATCTTCGCACTCTATCTCGACGCAGCACACGCGCAGGCCGGTGCGGATTACCTCGTGCCGGTCATCGCCAAGCTCCGACTCAGCGGCGCGAAGTTCACTCAGTACCTCGGCGCGGAAGCACTCGCCGACCATCAAGTCCTCGCTCAACTCTACGTTGCAGCCAAGGCCGAGACGTTGCTTGCTGGCGGTGGGCTTACCTCGATCGACCTAAGCGACGCACTCGATGTCTAAAGGAGCACAACGCTTCATCGTCGTCAGCGACAATCACGGTGACATGGCGGACGCTGCGAGCGTGGGCGCGCTCTGGTCGTTTATGCGCGACTGGAAACCCGAGATCAGGGCGCACGCAGGCGATGCGTATGATTTTCGGAACCTTCGCCGTGGCGCATCCGACGAGGAGAAAGCCGCATCGCTGGCCGACGACTGGGAGGCGGGCAATGATTTCCTGCGTCGCTTCTTCGACGGCGGCACGAGCAATCATTTCCTGCGCGGAAATCACGACGAACGACTTTATGAATTTCGCAACTCTTGCTCTGGTATGCTTCGTGATTACGCTAGCGATGGTATTAAGCAAATGGAAGCGGTGGTGAAGAAATGCAAAGCCAAGATGCTGCCTTACGATTCCGATCTCGGCGTGCTGAGACTCGGAAAGCTATCGGTGCTGCACGGATTTCATGCAGGTCTTAGCGCGTGTCGCACGCACGCGGCTATCTATGGCAGCTGTCTGCATGGACATATTCACTCCATCGAGGTCGCATCCGTGGCATCGCGTGAACCAGTCGAGGCGCGCAGCATTGGTTGTATGTGCGTAAGAGACATGGATTATGTTAATAAAAAAACGGGCAAGCTGAAATGGGCGCAAGGCTGGGCTTACGGTCTTTTGTATCCAGACGGCAACTACATGCTTTTTCAGACACGAAACATCGGAGGACAATTTTATGCCGCGAGCGAAATCAAAACCTATCACGCCTAACTGGGCGGTTGAATTGCGCTCGGTGATGACAGCAAAAACTCGTCAGCCCAAAGGCGAGGGCTGGATGACGACTGATCAGATTTGCGAATCTCTCGACATCTCGCGCGGCACCGCGCTCCAGTATCTACGACGCGGCATGGAGTCTGGGCAAATCGAGATGTATAGAGGTACAGCAATTTCCTCAGCAGGAATCAGGATTCAAAGCTGGTATCGGCCAGTCATGGTCAAAAAACGAATTACGTAAACCTTTGATTATCAAAGGCGAAGGACAGCGTGTAGAAAGATAAGTAGAAAAGTCTTTAAATGAGATCGGAACTGTGATTTGGTATTCACATCGGAGCAATCAAGCCCGATATCAAAAACCAAAACATGAAAACGATCAAATCAGAACAAGTTCTCAAAGCCCGCAGCATTACGGATTACGACTGCATCTTTTCGGTTCAAGTCTTAGAGCGCAAAGGTTCATTCGTAACCGTTAAAGCTCAAGGCAACGTCAGCCGCATGAAGGTTTATTCCGACAGCTTAGGCGAATACATTTATGGCTTGGGCAAGTATTCGATGGCTCCGATTTTCCGCGCTATCTAATCAAACGCGCCGAAGTCACTAAGGCGCATTTTTTTATAATGAACTCCACTACCGCACTTACCCACGCTCTAGTCCTCGCGCTGCTTGCGCCCGACCAAGCTCGCGCCGACAAGGCCGTTGCTCTCGCCGAATCAATCGCCGCAGACTGCACTCAAAAGCAGATCGCAATCGCAAAACGCAACGCAGCCAAAATTACACGCGCATGACCACAAAATTTATCGCTAGCGATTCTCACGACATCCACCACGCTATTCATCTTAGCGTCAGTTATGGCCAGATTGTTACCGTCACGTTGGCCAGCGGCGTAGATTTTGATACGGCTCTGACTTGGGTTTCGCAACGAAGCGAGAGCTACGATTACAGCGACCGCAATAGCGATGAGGAGACCGGAGCCTTGATCTGGGACGTCTGGGGCGATGACGGTAAAGGCGGCGAATTTCGTCTTTTTCTTATGGAGGCCGCGTCATGAAATCCGCACTCCTCTTGCTCGCGCTCTGCGTCACCGCGCACGCCGCGCCACCCGATAACTTTTTCCGTGCCTTGCACATCGTAGAGACGAGCGGCAAGCTCGGCCCAACGATCGGAGATCAAGGGCGCAGCTTAGGCCCGCTACAAATTAGCCGTGCGTACCACAAGGACAGCCGCGTCGGTAACGATAGCGATTACTCGCGCTGCGCCGACCTTGAATACAGCAAGAAAGTCGCGACTGCTTACCTCAAACGCTACGCACCGCAGGCTTGGGCTGCGGGCACCGACATTGAAACTCTGGCCCGCGTGCATAATGGAGGCCCGAAAGGTGCGACGAAACCTGCCACCAAGGGTTACGCCGTGCGCGTCCAAGCCTTCATGAAAAAATGAGTCGCCCAAGCAACCCGCGCAACAAGCCGCGCATCATATCCGCAATCAATCGAGGCGAGTCGATCAAGGCCGCAGCCTTCGATCTGGGCATCTCGTCAGGCTACGCTTACCGCATCGCGCAAGACCTCGGCTATGTCGCGCGGTTGGTGAATACTTCCGAGATTAAACTTTTGCAAAAACTAAGGAACAACAAATGACCAGCGAACAACACAACGAACTCCTCATCGAGCTGCGCGCAATCCGTGCTGCTCTTGAAACCAAACCACGCGCGGTCGCCACGGCACCGAGCGTAGCATCGAGCACTCCGCTTCCGATTACATTACCGGCACCGGAAGTCTGGGTCGATAACGCGGGCGATGTGACGGTGCATTTCGGCAAGAACGCTGGTACGCCAGTCAGTCAGCTCAGTGATGCCCAGCTTCGCTATTACGGAGCCGACCGCGAACAGAATCTCCGCAAGGACGGCACGCCGTTTCCTCCGCGCGAGGCCGACACGTTGCTCAAGAACGCTGCTCGCACAATCTGGCATTCACGCCGCGAACCTGCGCCGCAGAGTGCGGAGAAAGCACCGAGCAAGCCAGCCGAGACGGAAGAAGTTCCGTTCTAATTTCTCGGCGGTTCCGAGCATAAACATAACCCTACGACGCCGCTGGTGGCGGTGCGAAAATACGCCAGCACAATTTCCTTAAAGGAAAACCGCCCGCCAACTTAATGACGGGCGGCAAAACACAAAACAAAACCGATAACATGAATACGACAGACGTTAAAACAGATACACAAGTCGCGGTACAAGACACCGCTCCGAAAGCACAGATCAGCTTCGGCAATCAAGGCGTGCAGTTGGCTTCAATCGACGAGGCTTTCCGCTTCGCCAAGGCAGTCGTCGCCAGCGGCTTCGCACCGCGCGGCATGGAGAAACCGGAGAGCGTGATGATCGCGATTCAACTAGGAATGGAACTAGGACTCACGCCAATGGCCGCGCTGCAAAACACGGCAGTCATCAACGGCAGGCCCGCCATCTACGGCGACGCTGCGCTTGCTCTGGTTCGCGCCAGCGGTCAGCTCGTGAGTTACAGCGAGGAAGAAGTCGGCGAGGTCGGCAAGGACTCGCACGGCTACAAGATCACGGTTCAGCGCAAAGGATTCGACGCAGCGAGCGAGACGTTCACGACCGCTGACGCCAAGGGCGCAAAGCTCTGGGGCAAGTCAGGCCCGTGGAGCGACTATCCTAAACGGATGCTTAAGTTCCGCGCTCGAGGCTTTATCCTGCGCGATCAGTTCGGCGACGTGCTCAAAGGATTACGCACCGTCGAGGAAGCTCGCGACATTGCGCCCGAGATTAACGTGACGCCGCTTAGTGAGAAAGTCGCTGGCGGACTGAGCGACGCGATTGGAGGTGCGGCGTGAACGTAATGGGTCAAGCTATCCGCCGCTCCGACGTTTACGACCGGAGCCGACTCTATAAGCCAGAGGCTCGCGTGCTAGAGCGTATGAAGTCACATCACACCAACGAGCGAGGCGAGCGCGTAGATAGTCACGGTCGCTACGTCGGTCACGGTGACATCGAGCGCGGTCTGCGCTTTTTCTTCAGCAAACGAATCAACAATCAAACGAAAGAATCATGAACGATAACGATCTAAAACAGACAGCAGTCATCAACGCAGCCACGGAGCAATTCCGCGCGCTGCTCGAAACGCACTTCAAGCAAATCGCCAAGGCAGCTCAGGAGTCCTTCATCGAGGACGAGAACCAGACCGAGCCTCGCGCGAAGGCTGCGTTCTCGGTGGAGTGGGACAGCCTCGCCGCCGCACCTAAGATCAACGTGAAGGTCAGCTGGAGCGTTCGCTTCAAGGACGAAGCCGAGTGCGAAATCGACCCACTCCAATTTAAGATCAAGCTGGAGGACACCGATCTGTGAACTCAATTCGCAGATTGATCGGCTGGATTATCGAATGGGCAATGCTCATTCTGTTTACGATTATTTTAATCGTTATCTGGCCGTTCATCTGCGATGCGGAGGACAAAAAAGATGAATGAATCAATACAAGATTATCACGCTAATGTTGCGATCTCGCACTCGAAGCTAGAGTGTTACCGCCGCAGGCCCGCACTATACTACAAGAAGTATATCGCAAAGACGTTGGCTCAACCAGAGGAGTCCACGGCGTTCCGATTAGGCAGCGCGGTGCATTGCGCTATACTCGAGGAGAAGGAATTTGCCGCACGCTACGTTCAGAAGCCAGACCTAGAGCGACGCACGAAAGAGGGCAAGGCAGCATACGCAGAGTTTGCGGCGCAACACGAAGGCAAAACTCTCCTCGATGCTGAGGAACTGGCGCAAGTCGTAGCGATGCGCGAAGCGGTGGCGGCACATCCTATTGCCTCGCAGTTACTCGCGGATGGTATGCCCGAGACGACATGGCGCAAGCCGCAGAACAACGCACTTGGCGCACTACAATGTCGCACGGACTGGTTCAGCTCGCTCGGCTGCGACATGACAAACGGCGAGCCTTACGTGGTGGACATCAAGACGGTCGAGAGTCTGGACAGCGATGCCTTCCGCAACTTCGAGCGCGCGGCGTTCAGTTATGGTTATCATCGACAGGCAGGCTTCTACCTTCCTCTCATCAATGAAGTATTCAAATGGTCGGTCTCGCGGATGTATTACGTGGCCGTCGAGAAGGCAGAACCGTACGGGTGCGCGGTATATAAATTATCCGACGACGCAATCGCTCGCGGACAGGATGAGAACATCGCTGACCTGATTCGCCTCAAGCGAAGCATCGAGGATAACAACTGGCCGAACATCGAGCCAGTCCTGCACGAACTCGCGCTGCCAGCGTGGTACAAGTCATGATCACCGCAATCGCAGTCACCGCGCTTTGCTCGGTCGCCGTCGTACTCTCGTACTTTGTCGGACGAGCGGATGGAATCGCGCGAGGAAGAAACGAACAATGGGTTGAGGATTATTTCGACAACCTAAAAAAGCTGCGCTCGCTCAGAGATGAGCTGGGCAGATTCAAGCATAAGAAAACAACCAAACAACCAAACAATGATTCGCTCACGCCATGAACAAAATAAACTTAACTCAGAAATCGACCGCCGATTGCTTGAATTTCAGACACCAAAGGAGATCACGATGAGCGTCGAAACCTGTCAGCAAAACGTATTCCGTCGCGCGATTATGCTCGGGCTGATCGCGCATCGCATCACGCAAGAGGAGCGCGATCATCTACTGATCAGGCGGAAGGAGGCCAGCAAATGAACACAACGGAAACAAAACTAATGGTGGAGACTGATAAGGCTGCATTTTCAGCAAACTCTTTAATTACTTTTCACAATGCCGACCGCGAAGTGCTCCGCATCACGCACGATGGGTGCATAATTTGCGGTGCAGGCTTATCGGTGGACGCGGCTACACAGCAGGCGGCAAAAATGTTAATCGAGGCGTTTGAGGAGCAATTTAAGAAGATGTTGGATGCGCGAGTTGCAGCCATGAAGGAGGCCAGCAAATGACCTTCTTTATTTACGGCGATCCGAAAGGCCAGCCACGACCGCGAGCCTTCGCGCGCAAGATGGGCGCAAAGTATGTCGCACGCGTTTACGACTCCGACGTGGCCGACGAGTGGAAGCGAGCAGTCGATCAGGCGATTGTTAAAGCGTACTCCGAACACAAACCAGCGTTTGAAGATCACAGACCATTTGAAGTCGTGATGACGTTCTGGATGCGACGACCAAAGTCACACTTCAACGCGCACGGATTCGTGAAACCAAGCATGCCAATGAGGAACGCGCAGAAACCGGACGCGGACAATCTAGTCAAGCTCGTGCTCGACCGCATCACGCGCTCAGACCTGATCTGGCGCGACGATTCGCAAGTCGCGTATCTGACCATTGCGAAATACTGGGCGGACAAGGACGAGAACGTCGGCTGCAATTTGACTTTACAGCCGCTTTCGACGATTTAACCAAAGCGAAGGCCGTGAAACGCCTATCCATGAAATCAATCAAACAATTTAGTCCGTCAGTTCGCGCGAGGCGAGTTTCATCGCCAAGTTTCACCGCGTGGGCTGGCGGACTTTTCTTTGATTTATGAAACTACCATTTTTGCAATTTTACCCGTCCGACTACTTGGTCGATACACGCATTTTGACCCTCTCGGCGCGCGGTGCTTGGGTGGACATTCTCTGCGTTCTGCACGGCTCATCGACTCGCGGAACGGCAACCTTTCCGGTTCGTGGATGGTCTCGCATCATGGGCGTTTCCGAAGCTGAATTTGAAACAGCAGTTGAAGAAATCGACGCAATGAAGGTCGGCAACGTGCTACGATGCAGTAACGGTGATGTAACAATAACCTGCCGACGTATGCTCAACGAAGCTATCACGAGAGAACAGACTAGGTTACGCGTTCAAAATCACCGTAACAAAGAGCGTAACAACGAGCGTAACGCATCGAGTAACGCAAGTGTAACGCCCAATAAGTCAGAAGTCAGAAGTCAGAAGCTAGAAGAAGAAGCAGAGAGCGAGGCTGACGCCCCGCCGCCCGATCTTCCTTTCGATGACTTGCCTGATCAACCCGAGAAGCCGCAAAAGCAACCCAAGCAAAACGACGCCGAATGGCTCGCCGACCTTGCGATCTCGCCTGCATACCGCGGCATCGATGTTCGACGCGAGCACGCCAAAGCCTTGGTGTGGGCTGCGGCCAACAAGAAAACGATGAGTCGGCGCCGTTTCGTG